ACAAGGTAAGATTTTATTAGGGCATGGGGTTGTAAGTGGCTTGCAGTTTGGTATTCCTTCATCAAATGGATTCAGCTCGAATGCAGATGAGTTAAAGAATGCAATTACTTTGTTTGATAACATGGTAATTCGTTATTTCCAAGATACGTTCATCGATGGAATTGAGAAAGTTTTAGCATTTAATAAGATTAGCTTAAATCTTTATTTCAAAACCTTGCAGCCATTGGAGTTCGTTGATTTGAACCCAATCGCTGACAAGGAAACGGCAGAGGAAGAAACTGGAGTTAAATTATCTGCTCAAACTGATTTTGATCCAGCTGAATATGGCGAAGATATTGATTTGAGTGAGTGGGAATTGATTGATTCTCGTGAGGTTGAAAGTTTAGAAGATGAAGCTCGTTTGGATGCGGAATTAGAGGCGATGAATAATCCTAAAAAATCTTTAATGGCTAAGATTTGGGACTTTGCTTCAGTTAGCACTGGAAGAGCAAGACCTGATTTGAAGTCAGCACAAGATGGCAAGTTATTTATGAGCCGTTATAGGTATTCAGGAAATCCATCACCAGAAAGAGAATTTTGCAAGAAAATGATGGCGGCTAATAAGTTATATCGAAAAGAAGATATTGACCGAATGAGTGCGACAACAGTTAATCCGGGCTTTGGCATGGCACCAGAACCAGATAAGCCTTATGATATTTTCTTATGGAAAGGTGGCGGATTGCTAAGTGATGCTTATAATTTTGGAACGTGCAAACATTTCTGGGTGCGTGAAACATACAAAAGATTCACAGACCCAAGACGTAAAGGAGCAGTTCAAATTACTCCAGCACAAGCAAGAAAACAAGGAGAGATTTTACCAGTAAATGACCGAAGAGCTTACATTGCTCCTCATGATATGTAATTATGGCAACAGCGTTATTTGTAAGTAGAGATGAGATTATAAAGTTTACTGCGTTGAATGGTAACATCGACACAGATAGCTTTATTCAGTTTGTTAAGATTGCTCAAGATATTCACATTCAGAATTATCTTGGGACTAAGTTATTTAACAAAATTAACAATGATATTGTGGCTGGTACTTTAGCTAGCAATTATTTGTCGTTAACTAACGTTTACGTTAAGCCGATGCTTATTCACTGGAGCCTTGTGGAATATTTACCATTTGCAGCTTATACAATTGCTAACAAAGGAGTTTACAAACATAACTCAGAGAATAGCGATACGGTAAGCAAAGAAGAAGTAGATTTCTTAGTAGAAAAAGAACGGTCAATTGCTGAGAATTACACTCGTCGGTTCATCGATTACATGAGTTTTAATAATAGTTTATTTCCGGAGTATAACACTAATTCAAACGCAGATGTCTATCCAGATAAAGAAAGTCAGTTTGGTGGTTGGATCTTGTAGGGGAACTTACAAGCCAAAGGATGAAAACATTAAAAAATTAAAGGTTTATTTAAACAAGTTAGAAAATGGCAAATAGCATAGGTTGGGGGCAAGGGTCAAGTAATAACTCAATCGGTTGGGGGCAAGGCGATGTAAATAATAATATTGCTTGGGGAATTGTCTATGAGACAAGTTATTCAGGAGAAACCGATATTATCGGCGGTCAAGCCTACCTTGTTACATTTGTCAATAATTTTCAAACAAGAGTTACGACTGATAGTGGAACGTTTGAAGCATATTCTTGTTTATACAATAGTTTTAATGGAGAGCTTTCAAATGGTGGTGCGTTAGTAATTCCTTTTGAGGCGAGAGTGGTTGCGGATAGTGGACTAATGGAAGCGGAAGTTTGTTTAATTAATTTTGTAAATAGTTTAACTTAAAAAGATATGAATTTATTAGATACCGCCAGTCTCGTTGTAACTCCGAATGGCTATAAGGCATCAAAACTTTACTCGATTGTTCCTTCCGATGGAACGGGCGATATGACATTTGCACGGACTGGAGATACTGCAACTCGTGTTAATTCAAGTGGTTTAATTGAAAGTGTTTTAGCTAACAAGCCAAGACTTGATTATACCGATAGTACTTGTCCTAAATTATTACTTGAGCCACAACGGACAAATTTAACTCCTTATTCAAATAATTTCACGGATGCAAGTTGGACGAATTCTTCAACGACAATTACGGCAAATTATGCGGCAAGTCCAGATGGAACTACCAATGCTTCAAGATTTCAACAAACTACGGTTGGGGCATTACAAAAAACTATATCAGTAACGGCATCAACTACTTATACAGTTTCATTTTATTGTAAGCGTTTAGGTGGCACATCTGCTTCATTAGGTGTTTACAATCTTAGTGCTGGTAATTTTATTTTTCAAGACAATTTATTTAGCACATTAACTTTAAATACTTGGGTTAGAGTAACAAGAACATTTACAACACCAGTAGGATGTACATCAATTACTAATGAATTTTGGCGAGACTCTACAATTGATTGCTTAATCTATGGAATGCAATTAGAAGCCGGCGCCTACGCAACATCATACATTCCTACGACTACGGCAAGCGTAACAAGAAATGGAGATAATTGTTCAAAAACAAGTATAAATTCATTAATTGGAGGAACAAGTGGAACAATATTATTTAATATTACTACTAATCCTACTTTAACGACTGCAATTTATAAGCAATTTGCATATTATTTATCTGCTACATCTCAGCAAGAATATATGCATGTTAATCAAAATAATAGAATTGTTACAAGTCCTTCTTGGGGTAGTATGGTTTCTTCAAATACTTTATTACCAAGTACAACATATAAAGTAGCTTTAGGATTTTCTCCTTTAAATCACGTTTTATATGTTAATGGTGTTCAGGTTGCAATATCAACAACTGGAACTCCTTATGATTCCGATAAAATTACATCATTATTATCATATAATGGAACAGATGAATTTGGCGAATTTAAATTAAATTCTTTTGCTCATTGGAAGACAAAATTGACAAATCAAGAATTAGTAACTTTAACGACGATATAACATGAAGTTCCGGAAATATGAGTTCGTACCATCTAAATGGGCAGAATTACAAGCAGATTTACAAGTAAGTCATACATTAGGTGAAGACAATAATTTGGTTTACAATCATGAAATTGTAGAATCAGTTGTGGAAATTGGTCATATTCTGATTACTCCTGCAGTATTGGATGAGGATATGAACGTAACAACTCCAGCGGTTTTATCTGATAAATATTCAGTTGACATTCTTTGGAAGAATGATGAATTATCTTCATTTTCTGCTTACAAAATATGGTGTACACCGGTAGGGATTCATTCATTCGGTGCGTCAATTGATGCAGATTACGAGCAAGCATACTTAGAACAATTAGCTAACTAATGGAACAAAATCAGCATCCTTTAGGTGTACTTTCCGTTGTATTGGGGGGAATATCTGCATTAATTTCTTACTCAGCAATAAGCTACATTGTAGGGATTGCATCGGGTTTATTCGCCATTGGATCGTGTACGTTTGCAATGGTTTACTATTACAAGCAGATTGTAAAGCTCAATAAGGATGCCGAAGCTAACAAATAGCATTAAGGAATTTTTTCAGGCAAATGGGGAATATTCAAGCGGTCGTTTAATCTTCATCATCGGCTCGCTTATCGTTTTTGGCATTTATATTTATGACCATAATGATAGCGGAGTGCAAAATATAATGATTGCGGTGCTTGGATATTCGTCAGCTTCAATTACATTGTCTAAGTTTTCTAACAATAAGACAGATGAAACTAAGTGAGCATTTTGATTTAAACGAGTTTACTCGAAGCGATTACGCTAAAAGAAACGGCATCAATAACTTACCAAATGCAGAGCAGACCGATAATCTTCGTGAGCTTTGCATTAATGTTTTAGAGCCAATCCGTAAGCATTTTCAGATACCTATACTAATATCGTCAGGATTTAGAAGCAAGGCTTTAAATACGGCTATCGGTGGTGCTAAGAATAGTCAACATACATCTGGCGAAGCGGTGGACATTGACCATGATTTGTCTGCTAATGTGGTTACGAACCGAATGATATTTGACTTTATTAAAAGCAATTTGACTTTTGACCAAATGATCTGGGAGTTTGGCACATCACAAAATCCTGATTGGGTTCATGTTTCATACGTTAGTGGCAACAAGAATCGGAATCAAATCTTAAGAGCCATCAAGCATGGAGGCAAAACAACATATGAGAAGTATTAAACTCCTTATTTTTGCGTCGCTTATCTTCGCAAGTTGTAAATCCACACAATCTACAAGCGTGGTTGAAAAGATTCGGGTTGATACTGTTCACAATATAAGAACAGTTGAAAAGTTCAAAGCCATTCATGATACATTAACCATTGAGAACCCTTGTGATTCTCTTGGATTTCTGACACGATTTTACTCTAAGATAACCATTCCACAAGGCAAGGTTATTATAAGGTCAGAGAATGGAAATATCAAAGCCACAATCGACTTAGATAGCGTGGCAAATGTTTACGATTCAAAATATAAGTCTAAGTACAATCAAGAAGTTAAATTATTTGAGAAAGAAGTAGTAAAGAATGTTGTACCAACTTGGGCAATAGTTACTATTTTCTTTGAGTCATTGATCATAATCGGATACATTTATTTCCGGTTTATAAACCCATTCAAATAATGTCCGGATTTAAGCAAATGGTCATCGAAGCTGTTGAGTTATTCAATAGCGGAAATGCAAAGAGTAAGCATGATGCTACACGGATTATTGGAAAGAAGTATTCTTATAATTCTGAAACGCTAAGAAAGGCATGGCCAAGATATGAGAACCAAGCTAAAATAAAACAAGAACATTCTGGACTTGCTAACCATTGCGAAGAACGTGGCATCGATGTCAACGATGTAACTTTGTACTGGGATAAGACAAAAGAGTATTCGGTCGCAGTTAAATTAACCAATACAGAGAAAACTTACAACGAGCTAAGGGATGCGATAATTGAGGCGATGAATGAACATTCGCCTAAGTACGAGAAAGTCGCTTACACGGAGAATACGGATGGTCATTTGCTTGTTATCGATCCGGCAGACATTCACATCGGTAAACTTGCACTGGCGTTTGAGGTTGGCGAAGATTATAATTCCAACATTGCAGTTCAAAGAGTACATGAAGGAGTCGAAGGAATTTTAAATAAGGTCAAAGGATTTAATATAGATCAGATTGTTTTAGTTATTGGTAACGATATTCTTCATATCGATACACCAAAGCGGACAACAACGAGCGGAACTCCACAAGACACAGATGGTATGTGGTATCAGAATTTTTTAATGGCTAAGCAGTTGTATGTCGAAGTGATTGAAATGCTTCGCTTAATTGCTAAGGTTCACATCACTTACAATCCAAGCAATCACGATTACACTAACGGATTCTTCTTGGCTGATGCGATACAAAGCTGGTTTAGGTTAGATGAATCAATCACATTTGATTGCTCAATTAATCATCGTAAGTATTACCGGTATCATAATAATCTTATCGGTACAACGCACGGCGATGGGGCAAGAGTAAACGATCTTGGCTTGCTAATGGCAGAGGAAGCAAAACAACACTGGGGCGAAACTAAGCATCGGTATGTTTATACTCATCACGTTCATCATAAGACAAGTAAGGATTTTATAGGGGTTACGGTTGAAAGCCTCCGCAGTCCATCAGGGGCAGATTCATGGCACCACAGAAACGGGTATGCCCACGCACCTAAAGCCATTGAAGGATTCTTGCATTCAAAAGAACATGGACAGATTGCTAGGATTACGCACATTTTTTAGTATAATTGTAAAGTTTTTCGTAAAAAGTTGAATAGGTTTAGATTTCCATTGAATCCCTGCTAGTCTTACTGGTGGGGATTTTTGTTTATGAAAATAAATTAAAAAAAAGTTTAAAATTATTTTTATTTCAGAAAAAGTGTTATATTTGACCTATCGAAAGCAACGAAGCAATCGAATAAACCTTATCAAAAATGAAAAATTTAATTTCTAACTCATTCAATCAATTGGAAAAAAATGGTAAAATAGTTATTACCGTATTCCCTGACGGAGTTCAAGACCAAAATGAATATCAACTTACTTGCAAAACATTTCAAGAAGCTATTCAATTAATTCAAAATTCATTTTTTGGATTGCATGATAAAATAATTATTTCAGCTAACTAATTTTAAACCTTATCAAAATGAAAAACTTAATCAATTACATCACAGAAATGCACAAGCAAGATCCTGAGTGCATACCTTTAGCCATCGGCATCTTAGCAATGGGTTTTATCGGGTTCATCGTATTCGCAGCTATAATCTTATCATGATGACTTGGAGGATGAAATTTAGGTATCACATTACTGGAACGTATTATGTTACCAAAACATTTGCAGACATCAGAGAAGCAAATCGTTACATCAAGCAAGAAGAGCAATCAGAGAATTCAGAATTTTTAACTTATACAACATTATGATAAAGCAACATTATCCTTGCGTTTTAAAATTAAGCTTATTCGATGGTCGCAATTATTGGTCTGAAGTTCACGGATTTAAGACTGAAGAGGAGTTTGATAAGTGGATTCGTAACGAATCGTTTTACGGAACTAAGGTCATTGATTATGACGATTTCAAAAAAGATTATTTAGTAGAAAACCCAGTTCAATATAAATCAAATTAAGATGGAAAATCAATTAGCAATTATTCAAGCAAAGGTCAAAGCACCTAAAGGTCAATTTAACTCATTCGGAAAGTATCACTATCGATCAGCCGAAGACATCCTCGAATCGGTCAAACAAGTAGTTAATCCATTGGGTTATTCTATTACGATTTCTGACATGATAATTAACGTAGGCGATAGATATTATATCAAAGCCACTGCAACGCTTTCAAACGGAAAGGAAACGTGGTCAACGGATGGATATGCAAGAGAAGAAGAAAGCAAAAAAGGAATGGACGGCAGTCAGGTCACCGGTGCTTCCTCAAGTTACGCACGAAAGTACGCTTTAAATGGTTTGTTTGCACTGGATGATACAAAGGATTCGGATGCTACAAATACTCACGGAAAAGAACAAGCAAAGCCAAGCGTTTCAATCTCAGCTTCAGAATTAGGCGAGGTAAAAAGATTACTTGACGAATGTCAAACAATGGATACCTTAAAAGAGATATGGGATGACATCGAAGATCAATATCAAGTATTGCCAATTATCAAAGAATTATTCACAAATCGTAAAAAGCAACTCACAAAATAATGGAAAAGAAAGACAAAGTATTCGCAAAAGGATTTAATTTCAAACGTTCAGAGAACGCACCGGAGTGGGTGGTAGGTAAGCTATCAATCAAGTTAGAGGATGCAATGCCATTCCTAACACAGAATCAATCTAACGACTGGGTTAATCTAAATGTCGTTCAAGGTAAGATGGGAAACTATTACATCGAATTAGATACTTGGAAGCCTACAAATCAATCAGTTTCACAATCAAATCCTAAAGCAAATGGAAACGACTTACCTTTCTAATTTAGCTAAAACAAAAGCTATCTCATTAGTTAAAAAGTTTTATGTCGATGCAATTATTCCATTTGAAGCTTCTAAGAATTGTGCCTTAATTTTGGTAAATGAAATACTGGAAGAAATTGATTGGCACATAACAGATGTTCCGCATAATGAAATAAGTTATTGGCAAGAAGTAAAACAAGAAATACAAAAGTTATGAAAATAAGAAAGATGTCAGTTTATGCTCAGGTAGCTGAAAACTTAAATAACAAAGGAATCCTTCCATTCTCCGCACGATCTTGGAATACTCCACTGGTTCAATCGGTAGCCTACGGAAAGATTAATTATCCAGAAGTTATGGAAGAAATTAAGAACGTTTTAAATGCAATGCAGAATGAAAGAGTTAACGTTTAACGAATGGCAAGCACACTTGTCAAGAGAATTACAAAACAATTATCGAAAACTTAAATTGATAAAAGATGAAAAACTTTCAAAAGTATCACGAAGAGAACCCAAAAATTTACAACGAGTTCAAGAGTTTAGCTAAGATGCTAATTAGTAGAAATTACAAGCGTATCGGGGCAAAGCAAATATTTGAGTATATTCGGTTTCAAACAATGATAAGCGGTAACGATGGCTACAAACTTAATAACAGTTATACATCGGATTATGCAAGATTATTTAAAGAAGAATATCCACATTGGGCTGGATATTTTCAGACAAGAGTTTGCAAAGTCAAAAATTAGTTCTATATTTGAATACATAATCAGCGTAAGGGGTGAGAGTCTTACGGTGATTTAAGGGGTTAAAAAACCAAAGCCAGTTGTTCTCTCACGCAGCTGGCTTTTTCTATTTAAAGAAATGGGTAAATTGATCATCAAGAATAGGTATGGAACAATACCTAACGACCTATTGAATAGCGTGGACATTTCATTTAAAGCTAAAGGTCTTTACGCTTACATTCAATCAAAGCCAGACAACTGGGAGTTTTCAGCAGAACGTATAGCTAAACAAGTCAAGGAAGGCTTGCCAAGTGTGGTTTCAGCACTAAAAGAATTGGAAAATTTTGGTTATTTAGTCCGCAAAAGATATCAGAATAATAAAGGATTTTGGATAGTTGATTACCTACTATATGAAATTCCTAACGAGGAAAACCTATATGCAGGAAATCCTATGCAGGAAAATCCTAATATAGGAAATCCATCAAACATTAGTAATATAGATTTCAGTAAACAAGAAGATAATAACTATACTATTAAGAAAGAAAGAGTAGTAAGTAAACCATCACAAACTTTTTACGAAAGAGTTTTAGAATTTGAAAACTTGCTTGGTGATGAATTTCAAAATTTTATTTCTTATTGGGAAGAAACTGATGAAAAAGGGAAATCAAGATGGAAATCTCAAAAGTTTTTTAATATTAGCAGAAGAATAAGCACTTGGATGCAAAACAAATCTAAATTCAACAACAATGGAAACGAACCAAAACTTGGCACCAGTGCGGCAAGAATGGAAGCCTTACGCAAGTGGTAGCTTATTGCCAATAGTTCAAGCACAAAGCACGCTAACAATTAGACAAAGGTCAGAGGATGACATTAAAGAAGCGATTCGTTATGCGATGGTCTTGGTTGGTTTACGAGGTGCAAATATGCCGACAGATGAAGAAAAATTTGTCTTACTTAATTTTATCAGAGTAAACTTTGGAAATCAAACTCCAGAAGAAATCCGATTAGCTTTTGAATATGCAATTGCTGGCAAGTTTGAAACCGATGTTAAATGCTACGAGAATTTCAGTTGCGAATACTTTGCACGGATTATGAAAGCATACATTGATTATTCAAGAAATGAAGTAAAAGGATTACCTAAAGAAATAGAACCTATGAAAGAAGTTCCAAGTGATCAAGAGTTAAAAAAGCAAGCAATTGAAACGGCTAACTTTTATGCAGACCAGTTAGATAAAGCAAACAAAGAAGGAAAGCAATTTACGTTCATCGCTGGAGGATTATCTGTTTTATGGGACTATCTTAACAAGTTTGAGATTCAATGTCTTACAACTGAAGAACGGCTTGAGATTTGGAATAAATATGCAAATATTCAAGACAAAGAAGAATTAAAACTTATTTGCAAGACTAAAGGATATATCAAATTTATCAATCAATTAGTAGATTTTGAATGTAGATTAGATTTAGAAGGAAAAATTAAACCTATAACAGAATGAAAAGAGTTTTAGTTGCTTGCGAAGAAAGTCAAGCCGTAACTATTCGTTTAAGAAAATTGGGAATAGAAGCATTTAGT